CTACTGCTGCACGGGCTCAGTCGCTTCGCTTGGGTTTGCTGTACCAATTTCGTACCGATTCGGCATTTTCAGCTTGTCCAGTTCGGCCCAGTCGGCGCTCGAGTTGATCCATTTCGCGTAGTGCTTGAGCAGCGTCTGGATGCTGTTGCCGAGCTGCTGCGCGATGAAGGCCGGCGCCATCCCAGCGGACAGGCAGACGGTCGCATAGGTGTGCCGGGTATCGTACTGCCGGCGCGGACGAATGCCCAGCCGCTTCATGCTCTGCTTGAGATGATAGGCGGTGCTCACGACGTTGGTGATGTGCCCATCCTTGCCGCTGGTGGGCGCGAAGACGAACTCGCCATCTCCGGTGAGCTGCTGCATTTCTCGCAGCGCCTCGACGGCCTGATCGACCAGCAGCACCTTGCGCACGCGCTTGGTCTTGGTGTTCTCGCGCACCTCATCAAACGCCTTCGCCGGAGAGAAGGAGGAGTATCCATCTTTGTAAACTACGTAGTAGCCGCCTTCTTGAGGCTTCCTGGAGTAGAACCAGTCGGCTGAAACGTAAAGCGGGGCATAGCCGCTCTCTTCAAAGACGAGCTCAGCAAATTTGTCATTGCTGACTCCTTCGTTGATCGACTTGATTTTAAGCGCCAATACTTCTTTATGGCTCTGATATCGCGGCATTTCTCTACTTGCTTCGCTCATCTCTCTCTCCATTCTGTTAATCCCCGATGCAGCCTTTAGCCAAGCTGCGGGGGCTGGGTTAGGCGTACTGCTTGACCATCAGCTCGCGAGCTTGCTGGGCCATCCAGTAGGAGTCGCCGGCCGGCTTTGTGCCGAAACGTTCATCGTTTGCCATCAGGTAGCGCGCCTGGCTGTGTTCGCGGATCAGCTCGGCAACGCTTGGGATCTTCTGCTTCATGGTGTTGCTCCGTTCGGTTGTCTTCCCGCTGGCCACTCTTGCGAAACGGTCGCGATTACGTGAAGATCGCGACCGACTACGCTAAGGGCGCGATTGCTGACAAGAAGCGCAAGAAGCACGGCAAGCTGATTCGTCAGGCCGCTCAGCGGTTCCTCGATGATCTGAAACGTGCCAAGCGCAAAGACTGCCCGTTCATCTTCGATCCATGGCACGCGAACGACCCATGCGACTTCATTGAGAAGCTTCCGCACGTCGAGGGGAAGTGGGACAAGCCAGAGATCGTGATGCACCCGTCGCACGTCTTCTTCGTGGTGCAGTTGTTCGGATTTCGAAAACGTGAAGGGGCCGAAATAGAGGGCTGGGGTTACTTCCGGCCGCGCCGCTTCACATCGGCTTTGTTTGCTGTTGCTCGGAAGAACGCGAAGTCCACGCTTTCATCCGGGATTCTCCTGTACTGCCAGTGCTGCGAGCCGGAAGAGGGCGCGCAGGTAATCAGTGCTGCAACTACCTTTCCGCAGGCGTCGATCATCTTCAACACCGCAAAGCGGATGGTTGAGAAGACCGCAGACCTGCGGGAAGCATTTGGCCTCGAGGTTTGGGCAAAGGCAATTAGCCGAGCCGAGACTGGCGCAACCTTCAAGCCGATCCATGCCAAGGCTTCTACTCAAGATGGTCTGAACCCTTCGCATGTTGGCCTAGACGAGATTCACGCCCACAAGAGCGCCGATCTGCTCAACGTTCTGACGTCGGCCGCAGGTGCACGCAGCAACCCGCTCTGGCTCTATACGACGACCGAGGGTTATACGAACCCTGGCCCTTGGGCAGAGCTTCGGATGTTCGCCAAGAAGTTGCTGTCTGGCCTGTTCGGCACCACTGCTGATCACTTCCTCGTGGTGTTCTACGCAGTTGACGAGGAAGACAAGTCGGCAGGCATCAAGGCGGATGAAGAATTTGACGAAAAGGTCTGGATCAAGGCCAATCCGCTGATGGACGTCAATCCGCACCTCATGGCGGCTATCCGCAAAGAGGCGGTAGAGGCGAAGCAGATGCCCTCAAAGCTGGCCGAGTTTCGTATCAAGCGACTCAATCGGCCGGCATCCACCGCTGATGGCTGGATTGACCTTACCAAATGGCAAGCCTGCGGCGGGCCAGTCGACCTTGAATGGCTGCGTGGCTATCCATGCTGGGGAGGCCTTGACCTCGCCAGCACCGCGGACATGTGCTCCTTCCGCTTGGTCTGGCTAGTTGACGGGGTTTATTACACCTACGGCTGGCGCTGGGCTCCGGAAAGCGCAGTCGCCTACCGAACTGAGCGGGGTACTGTCCCGTATCAGTCGTGGGTCGAATCCGGTCTGCTCAAGCAGACAGAGGGCAACGTCACCGACTATGGCGTAATCGAGAAAGACGTTTGCGCAATCTGCCAGGACTTCAACGTCCAGCTACCTGCTGCGAGAGTTCGAGCGGCGCATCAGCATCGAGATCGCCAAGGGGGCGCGATGACGAAAGGTACAGAGCTTTCTGCCGAGATTCTGAGGCGCCTTGAGGCAATCAGTCCCGCCAATGACTACCACACCAAAGTCGAGCGCGTTTATGCCCGTCAGCGTGGAGATGGACGAGGCGGCATTGGCGCGAGTGCAGGCCGCCCTGGATGCCCTGGCCAAGCGCGAAATCATCATCAAGGTCGGCGCGCAGTACGACTTCGAAAATGAATACACGCTGCAAGACCCGGGGCCGGCACCTCAGAAATTCGCCACTGGCGGATATATCAGCGGCCCAGGCACGGGAACCAGCGACAGTATCCCGGCCTACCTGTCGAACGGCGAGTACGTCATCCGAGCTGCGGCCGTGCGCAAGCTGGGCAAGCGGCACCTCGACATGCTCAACAACGGCATTCCGATTCCCCGGTTTGCCGATGGCGGGATGGTCGGGACGGTTGCGAGCCTGGATACGTCGCCTCGCAACCTGGGATCGCTGGACATCAGCATCGGCGGTGACACCTTCCAGGTGTTTGCAGATTCTACCCAGGCCGATCAGCTGCGCTTGGCTGCGCGCAAGCACGGCCGCACTCACCGGAGTTAACCATGCCACAACCTTCAGCCATGCTCGGCGGCATTCCGCTCGAGCTGCACTCTGGTGCGCCAGTGTTGAGCGAGGAGCCTATCGGCGGCGAATCGTCTGCCAGGCTGAGCGGCGGCAACCTTGTGTCGATGACGCATTGGGAGCGCATGTCGGGAACGATCAGCGGCTCAGGCTGGATGCCGCCTGGACTGGACGGCCTCGACTACAGCCAGCCGCTGGAGCTTCGGTCGACAAAGGTCCGCAGCGTGCAGGGCGCAAGTACGACGCTGGAGATCAGGGGCGACGTGCGTCCTGACGTGTCGCCGTGGGGCCAGGCGCTCGTCGGCGGGCAATGGGTCAACACACTGTGCAGCGTCACGGATGGCATCGCGACGCTGACGGCAGTCACCGGCGCCACGCTCTACCGCGTGTGCTGGATGCCCATCTACAGCGTGAAGGCCAAGCGGCCGTCAGAAACGCAGGATTCAGGATCTGCCAGCCATAGCTGGTCCATCACCTGGGAAGAAACCTAATGCTCAACGCCTCGCCACTCAACGCCGTGCCGCTGAATGGCGTAGCTGGATCGTCTGCCGAGCCGGAGTACATCGTCCGCGGGCAGTCGTTCGTCTGGACGCTGCGGCTGATGGTGGGCGGGCTCAACCTCACGCCGATGCTCACCGGATCGGTCACCGTTGACCGGGAAGAGGGTGCGGCCGGCATCGCTGGCTTCGATCTGTTCATCGCGCCTGGCGTCGCCGTAGTGCCGCCAGACTGGAAAGGCCGGGCGGTATCGATCGACTACATCAGCACGAGCCAGGGCGAAACGACCGAGGCGCGCAAGTTCACCGGGCAGATCAGCCGCGCCGACTGGAACCCGGTTAATCGCATCCTGAGCTGCGAATGCTCCGACCAGCTGCAGCAGCGGGTCGAGGGCATGGCTATTGGGGCTATCGATGCACTGGTCGGCGGGTGGTGGTCGGAAGACCTGTTCGAGCCGGTCGAGGGCCGCAGCCACTGGGACTACGCCCGCGAGCGTATGAGCACGCGCACCGCCAGCCTGGACTGTTCCGCTTACGGCGATCTTCGCGTGACGAGCTGGTACGCCACGGCGCCGCATTTCGTGTTTGGCCCGGGCACAACGCTCTATCAGCAGATCGACCTGCAGCAATCCGACCTTGAGGCGACGACCAACCGCGTCGAGATCGAATTCAGCTACCGCTATCCGCGGCTGTGGCAGCTCAATGAGTCGTACAGCTGGACGCACGTCAACGCGGGCGGCGGGCAGAGCGGGTTCTGTAACTGGCGGACCTGGGCGACCGAGCTGCCAGACACAGACATGATCGCCAGCGCCGTCTCTGGAAGCGGCCAGCAGCTGCTCGGCGGCGTGGGCGGCTACAAGCTGCCGCTGTCCATGGCCAACCCGTGCGGCGACGGCAACGGCTGGGTCAACACCTTCGACAACCTATGGTTGCAGGCTTCGTTTACTGGTGCGCGCCGCTGGGTGCAGAGCGTGACAGAGAGCTACAAGCTCGTGCTGTCCATCCCTGACCGCGAGTTCTGGCCGAACCAGATAATGACCTCGACGGATGGGTTGCGGGTTTGGGAGGTTCGCCCGATCCGCACCTGGCGATTTACCGACGCAGACGGCAATCCCGTTGTGCTGCACATCGCACGACCTAAGCAGGACTTTGCATGATCGATCTTCCGTCCGGCCTTGACGAAGTCGTCGCGTATGGCTGGCCATGGCACGGCCGCATTCGCAGGGACGTCAATGTCGCCCAGCCGGTGGTTGAGCTGCCCAATGGGCGGACCTTCAACTGTGACTATGGCGGCTCGTTCACTTACCTGTACGACGCAGGCAAGGCCGACATCCAATCCGATGCAATCGAAGCGCTGGGTGGCGCATGGTGGGGTAAATCCATCCTGCGAGACTTCAACCCGCAAGGGACGCTGCTCACGTGGGGTGGTGGGCTGCGTGATCGGCTGAACGATGGCAACGCAAACCTTTTCGGTATTCCGCTGGTCATGCCTGGCTATGAAACACCATGGTTTGTTCGCCTGACGCTTGATGGATTGACGCTTGCCGTGGCCATGCGGATTGGCACGGCAGAGCACGCAGTAAGTATCCCGGTAACGCTCGACAGCCTTGGGCAGGGGGCGGGCCAGCCAAGCTTTTATGCGCTGCAGTCGGCTTCGTCTACCAATCCGCAGTTCTATCTGGTCAACGATGCCTTCCCTGGGTCGAGGCGGCTTGATCTGCTGGATTTTCGGCAGAACAAGATGCTGTTTGGCGTGGTTGTGCGGTCTAGCATCGCGGCGCCGTCATACAACTCGGTTTATGAGCGCACGCCAGGCACCATCAATGATGGCTGGCCGACTTTCTATGCAGGCCTTGTCGAGATTGAGATTGGGCCCGACGCAGTAGCCAACCCAGCTCAGGCCATCACGATTCGCACGCTAGAGGATCGGGCAACGGCACTTGGCAGCCCGCTTCGCGAGCAGCGCGACGAGCCGAACGGGATCATCCGCGACTATCTCGATCGCTGGACACAGGTGCGCGGCCTAGTCACCGCGTGGTATGACGGCGAGGCTGTGCGGACAGCTCGTTTCGATCGCATGCAGGAATGTACGCTGCGGCGCTGGATTGAGACAAACGGCGCTCAGGCCATCGAGTACCAGACGAGGACCAGGGTAACGGAGCTACGGCTGGTCAGCGGCAACACAGTCGTCGATGAACTCCGATTGGCTGAAATTCTTGAGGAAATCCAGAGCGGGCCGCAGCTTCAAGTCGTGCGGACGGTTCAGGTTTCCGGCCAACAGGATGACGTGACTGACTCCGGGCCGTTTACTGGGACGGCAGCGTTTGGCGGCCCGTTCACCTGCTTTCCGCCTGGCCTGCACGGGGTCAATACCGTCGTGGCCTACATTTACTCTGAGGGCGGGGGAAATCGTCTGCGCGAGCAAGATATCCGGATGATCTGGCTGTTGCCCTATAGCAATCAACTCGGTTGCCTGGCCTACACGCAGGAGCCCTATGACTATCCGGCAGGCAGCGATTCCATGCCCGTTCAGATCGTACTGGGCCCATGCATTGGTCCGGCCGGCGTGATTGGCAGCACCCGGTCCGTCGCTGAGACGCACTACCGCGGCGAGATACCAGCCCAGCAGTTCTATCGTGGTTTCTTCCACACCCCGCTATCTATGTATATGCGCGGCAGTTACAACCCAGTCACTGGCCAGCTCGCCAGGAACGAACGTGCCCGGCTGTACAGCTGGGTATAGAGGATAACCATGAACTTCGTTAACAACTGGAGCCGGGATGTTTCCCTGGCGGCCGGCGCGACGTCGCTTGCCTTGGATTTGCCAAATGGCATTTATAGGCTGACGCTGGCCGAGTCGCCGAACGCCTCGACGCGCTGGGAGATCGTGCAGGCGGTAGTCGCGAGCGGGATGGCAACACTGTCGCGCGGGCTAGAGGGCACGGAGGATCAGGCCTGGCCGGTGGGCAGCGTCATCTACTGTTCAGTTACCGCCGAAGTGCTCGAGCAAATGAGCGCAGGCGGCGGCGCGAGCACAGTGCAGGGTCGGGCGCTGATGGACGCATTTTTCAGCCTCGCCAATAGCACCTTCGCCGTTCCCGCCGGTACGGGGGCCGTCTATGCCGAGCCAGATGGCGATCCGCCGGCGGAACTCGTCTTCGTGCTGCCTGAACTGCCGATCTCGGACACGTACGAAGTGCCGCTGGAATTCGATATCTACGTCGAGCAGGAGACGCCCGTGCGGTTCGAATTCGACGCAACACTGCAGGCGCTCGAGCTGCCGTGGTTCACCGTGCTCTATGCCGGCGCAACGCCGAGTTTTGCCACCACGTCCTTCTCGGTAGCGCTGGCAGAGCCGTCGGTTGTCAGTCTCAGGGCGCGCATGCAGCGCGGCGACACGCTCACCGTGTACGTCACCACCAAACCCGCACAGAGCATAGCTGGCACAACTATCGGCACCGGTTACGGCTCCTGACGAGGACTCCACATGCAGCCAGCAAAACTCGATCTGCACATCGTGCAGGGCTCGACCCTGCGCGACACCCTGCGGCTGATGCAGCCGCGTTACGAATACCGGCCGATCACCGCCCTCGGTGGCTCGCCATTGCGCCTCACCGTGGACCACGGGCTGCCGGGCAACTGGCTTGCATGGGTCGAGGGCGTCAGCAACATGCAGGGCGTGAACCGCTCGCCACGAACAGAGCGCCCGCACCGCGTCACCGTGGTAGACGCCGCCACCTTGGAGATCAACGCACTGTCTGCGTTCGGCCTCAACCCCAGCGGCGGGCAACTGATCTACAAGCCACCGGTAGACCTGACCGGCGCCACCGCCCGCATGCAGATTCGCGCAGGCGTCGGCGGTGCTCTGCTGCTCGAGCTGACCACCGAGAATGACGGCCTGGCCATCACCGGCCCCGGCACGCTGACGCGCACCCTGAGCGCAGCCCAAACCGCTGCGCTCGCCTGGACAGAGGCCGTGTACGACCTCGAGGTCGAGTACGCCGACGGCACCGTCCAGCGCTACCTGCAAGGAGCCGTCACCGTCAGCCGCGAGGTGACCACATGAGCACTGTTGCGATCTGCGGTGATCCCGAGGTGCTGGTCATCGAGGCCGGCAGCGAGTACGCCGTGGCGCTCGAGCCGTACGCCGAGACGGTCGTCGTCATGGCCGGCGAGCAGGGGCCGCCCGGCGTCAACTCCGCAACGGGCGACTTTTTCCAGGTCGGCAACCGCTTCTCCGAACTCACGACCGAACAAGCCAAGGCCGAGGCGCGCGCCAACCTCGACCTGCAAACCATCGACGGCGGCACCTTCAATTAAGGAATCACACCCATGGCAACACGTCTTCAGTTGAAACGCGGCATCAAGGCCAACCTGCCCACCTCCGGGATGCTGTCCGGCGAGCCGATGGTCACCACTGACCGCGGAACTCTGCACGTCGCGACCGACGCCACAACGAAGCTGCCAGTCGTTCCGGCAATCGACGACCTCACCACTCTGGCCGCGATCGATGGCGCAACAGACCTTCTTATCATTCACGACGCCAGCGAGGCGGCCGGGCAGAAGGAGAAGAAGCTCACCTTCAACGCATTCAAGACCGCGCTGAACATTCCAGAAGGGACTGCGGATGAAAAGGTCGCTGTAGTCGCTGGGGGGACTTCCGGTTACCTATGGGGAACCGATGGCACCGACGGCGTGCTTCGCATGAACGCCTCAATGGCAATGACCAAAGACGCTAGCAATGGCTTTGTCACCCTGGCTGTCGAGCTGGTCGACGGCGGCACCTTCTAATCTCGCTCGGAGCCCATCAATATGGCGCGCGTACTTACCAAGAAGTCGACCGTGGCGGCTAAAGTCCCGCTTGCAACCGACCTCGAAATTGGCGAACTGGCGGTCAATACCGCCGACGCCAAGCTATACACCAAGCACAGCGACAACACCGTCAAGCAGCTGGGCATTGCCACAAACGACAGCCGCCTTACCGACGCCCGCGAGTGGACGGCCTCGACCGTCACCCAGGCCGAAGCTGAAGCCGGCACCGCCACTACTCGTCGTGCCTGGACCGCCCAGCGCGTGTTCCAGGCGATCGCAGCCTGGTGGGCTGCCAGCGCGATGAAGACAAAGCTCGATGGCATCGCGGCCGGCGCCACGGCAAACGCCACGGACGCCCAGCTGCGCGACCGTGCGACTCATACCGGCAGCCAGGCGATCAGCACCGTGACCGGCCTGCAGACCGCGCTGGATAACAAGATCAACACCAGCGAGCGCGGCGTTTCCGGCGGCATCGCTACCCTCGATGCGACCGCTCGCATCCCGGCTAGCCAACTGCCCAGCTACGTCGACGACGTGCTGGAGTACTTGACGCTGGCCGACTTCCCGACTACCGGCGAGACGGGAAAAATCTACATCGCCATCAACCAGGGTACTCAGGCGAACCCCACCCGCCAGTACCGCTGGACCGGCTCTGTGTACGCCGAGATCAACCCGTCCCCGAGCACCACCGATGCCCTGGCCGAGGGCTCGACGAACCTGTACTTCAGCGAGCACCGGGTTCGCAACACGGTGCTTACCGGCCTGAGCCTGGCTGTGTCCACGGCAGTGACGGCGGCAGACACGGTGCTGTCTGCGATTGGAAAGATCCAGGCGCAGCTGGGACTAAAGGCGGACCTGGCCAGCCCCACGTTCACTGGCGACCCGAAAGCGCCGACGCCAGCGACGACTGACAACGACAACTCCATCGCTACCACTGCTTTCGTGCGAGCGGCGATGGGGTTGTTTGGGCTGGGCGGCCAGGGCACAGCAAACGTCACCAGCCTCAACGAAATCACTACGCCCGGACTGTGGAGCACGCTTGGTAGTGGGCTCACGGAAGTGCCACCGGGGTTTTCTAGCGGCCGAATCATGGTGATGTTCTGGGGCTCCACTACCTACGGCGCCCAGGTAGCAATCGAGGCTTCCAGCGCCAACGCTACGGCGGCTGCGGCGCTGATGGCATTCCGCAGGGTTCGGGGTGGCGTTTGGTCGGAGTGGGTGGTCAACTGGCATACAGGCAATCTCGTCAAGCAGACCGCTATCGACGACGCTACTGCGGGCTCCGTTCTCCTGACCGGAGCGGGCGGTTTGCTGGGACAGAACCGCATGAGCATGCCTGGGAACGACTACAACCAGGCTATCCTCAACGGGTTTTACGGCACAAACTCAGGCGCGCTCAATGGCTCGTTGAGTAATTCCGGCCATCCCGTGCTGTCGATGCGCTACAACATCAGCAACGGCGCGCAGATCACGATTGATCGCAACACGGGCAACATGCACGTCCGAGCGCAGGCGAACGATGTGTGGGGGCCGTCTCGCCGGTACTGGCACGACGGCGATTTCAATCCTGCAGTCAAGGCTGACCTCGCCAGCCCGACCTTCACCGGCGATCCGAAAGCACCGACCCCGGCTGCGGACGACAACGACACCTCGATTGCGACCACGGCATTCGTGCGGGCTGCGATGGGGTTGTTTGGGCTGACCGATCCAGCTACGCGCCAAGCGTGGCACACCGGCAACTTCGACCCCGCCACCAAGCAGGACAAGTCCTCCCTCATCACCACGGCCACCAGCCGCACGTTGGCCCTGACTGATGCCTGGAACTACGTGCGCCCCGGCACGACCAGCGCTATCACGCTGACAGTTCCAACAAACGCATCCGTGGCGTTCGATGTCGGCACCGAGATCACCGTCCGCGCGCTAGGCAACATCGCCCTGGCCGCATCGAGCGGCGTCACGCTCAACGCGCCCTCTGGAGGCACGCTCAGCATGACTGCCCGCATGACCGTCACTCTGAAGAAAGTCGGCACGAACGAATGGGACGTGATCGGCCAAACGGTGGCCGCATGATGCCCGGCGTAGTGGCTGGGTTCCCGCGCGCGTCGGGAATCCAGATAGTCTCGGCCTACCCGGATGGGCCGGCTGGCGGCGGGTACTACACCGGCCAATACGGCTCGATCTCTCCGGCAGGAGCAAGCGCGATTCCAAATGCGCCTGCCGTGGTCGGTGCTAGCGGAGAAATCCTCGGTGTCGTCTACTACCTGTATGAGGGCGCAACCCCTAGGCTGGAGGTGACGGTGCGCGGCAATTATCAAACACGCCCGTTCACTGGCATGTCTATCGACGGTGGCGCTGCGATCACTAACTGGACGATCGTGTCCACTGGCGACACATCAATATCTCGGTTCCGCCATCTGCCAGCCTCGAACCCTATACCGGCAGGAACACGAACACTGAAGTTCAGCTAAGTCCGCCTCGCGCGTGCTTTCTTTTGCCTGGAGTTTCCCATGACCTAAAGTCGCGGAATGATCGTGCTTTACTCGCCAGCGCACTTTCGCTTTTCAACGTAGTCCAGCAGCACTTTCTCTACCAGATTGGAAAGGTTTCGGTGCTCTGCCTCGGCCAAGCGCTTCAATGCCTCCTTTAGTCCAGAGTCGATTTTCATGTGCAGCGTATCTTTAGCCATGTTGTTACCATGTTGTCAGGGTGCTATGATGAATCCATCATAGCAGCCGAACTTATGCCGTGAAACATGCCAAGACCCTGAAAGTCAGAGTTCGAGACAAGCACGCCACGATGCTTCGAGAGATGTCGCGCAGCGTGAATTACGTCTGGAACTACATAAATGAACTGAGCGCTCGTTCAATTCGAGATCGAGGGGTGTTTATATCTGCCTATGATATTCAGAAATACACCAGCGGATGCTCTAAGGAACTCGGCCTACACAGTCACACTGTTCAGTGCGTCAGTAAGGAGTACGCGAACCGGCGTAAGCAATTCAAGAAATCGCGATTAAACTGGCGCAAGTCAGACGGAACTCGCCGCTCTCTGGGCTGGATTCCGGTCAACACCGGAGCGGCGAGCTGGAAAAACGGACAGATATATCACAACGGCCACTACTTCAAGGTATGGGACAGCTACGGACTCTCTAAATATAAGTTCCGCTCCGCTTCTTTCAATGAAGATACTCGCGGACGCTGGTATTTCAACGTGGTCGTTGATGTGAATGTAGAGCCTGGTCGTGGTCATGAGGCGCTTGGCATCGACTTGGGCTTGAAGGACGTGGCCACTTGCAGTGATGGCACAAAGCTCGAGAACAGGCGTCTCTACCATGACATGGAGGCAAAGCTGGCCGCTGCCCAGAGGGCCGGAAAGATAGCGCGTGTTCGGGCTATCCACGCCAAGATTGCCAATCGCCGAAAGGATTTGTTGCACAAGTTCAGCCGCTCTCTGGTCGAGCGGTGCAGTCTGATTGTTGTGGGCGATGTTAGCCCTACAAAACTCGCCAAAACCACGATGGCCAAGTCGGTACTGGATGCCGGCTGGGGCCAACTGAAAACGATGCTGGAATACAAATGCGCTCACGCAAGCATTGTTCTCATGGAAGTCTGCGAGGCATACACCACCCAAACCTGTAGCTGTTGTGGCGCCCTGCCTGACAGCAGGCCGAAAGGTATCGCAGGGCTTGGAATAAGGGAATGGACCTGTGAGTGCGGTGTCACTCACGACCGCGATGTGAATGCGGCCAGAAACATTCTCGCGCTCGGGCATGGGCGTCCAGCTGTGGGAATCCCCGCCCTTTAGGGTGGGGAGGATGTCAACCTCTCTGAAATACGGGCCAGCTATCGCGCTGCTGCCTACGCGAAATCAGTAGGAATAAATCATGCACACATCACAAAAGGGGCTTGACCTGATCAAGTCCTTCGAGGGGCTGCGCCTGTCTGCCTATAAATGCCCGGCCGGCGTCTGGACGATCGGCTATGGCACAACTGCCGGCGTGAAGCCGGGCCAGTCCATCACGAAGGAGCGAGCCGAGGAACTGTTGCGCGACGACGTGAAGCGATTCGAGGATCAGGTTCTGCGCCTGGTAAAGGTGCCACTGACGCAGGGCCAGTTCGACGCTTTGGTCTCCTTCACCTACAACCTGGGCGCCGCCAATCTCGGCAATTCGACGCTGCTGCGATTGCTGAACGCCGGCGACTACAAGGGCGCCGCCGCTCAGTTCGATCGCTGGACAAAGGCAGGTGGCAAAGAGCTTCCGGGTTTGGTGAAGCGCCGGGCTGCCGAGCGCGCGCTGTTCGAGGGCAAGCCATGACCGCCTGGCTGAAGCTCGTGCCCGGCTGGGCCTACTGGGTCCTTGCCTTGGTCCTTGTAGCCGGTGGGCAGCAGATCCGGGTGCTGTCGGCGCAATCTGTGGCCGCTGAGGCACAGGCTGACCTCGCCAACTACCGCACCGAAGTCAGCGAGCGCGACCGCCGCGCTGCGCTGTTCGTCATTCAGGAAAACCAGCGGCGCCAGGCCGCGACGGAGAAAGCAGATGCAGAGGCACAGGAACAACTGGCTGCAGCGCGTACTGATGCTGAGCGCGCTGGTAGTGCTCTTGAGCGGCTCAAGTTGCGCCTCGCAGCATCTGAGCAGCGCAGCCGTGACGCCGGCAATGCCATCACTGCCCAGCTCAGCCAGGCAGCCGAAGGCGCCGCCCGAGTGCGAGCCGACGTGCTCGGCAGGGTTGGAGAGGCTGCTCAATTCTATGCTGGAGTCGCCGACGAACGAGGAATAGCCGGGTCGGCGTGCGAGAAAGCGTATGACGCTGTGAGGGGGAATTAG